GGGACTAATGTAATGGTAGATACAACAAGCCTTGCTGGTATTTTAGCAGCATCTAAGACTACTCCTAAAACAGCGGCATTGACTCAAGCAGAAATTGATGCTAAGACTGCAGCAGTTGTTGCTGCTGGTGGTAAGTCTACTGACCCTGCCAATCGCCTTCCAGGTGAAACAGCAACGCAAGCAAATGCACGTATTACTGCTGCGTATAAAGAACAACCTAAGCCTGAGTTAACTCAAGAAGGCAAAGCAGCAGGAGCGACAATTGAATTCATTCGCACTGGCGCTGGCGGTGTTGGTGTATACAAAGAAGTTTTTCCAACTGGAGTACCAATTCCAACAGTAAGAACAACAGTTTCTGGCGCTCAAGTTGATGCAACTGGAAAGCCAACTGGAGGAACGGGAACACCAGCAGTGGCTACTGTACCTGCCGATAAGGTTGTTACTAGCACGCCTGCTGTTAACCCTAATGCAACTCTCGCTGCTGGCGGTTCTTCTGCTGGTAAGGATTCAACTGGAAAAGAAATCTTTTACAAAACAGAAGGCGGAAACGGTGTAAGTTTTTATTATGCCGATGGCTCCAAGGTTCCAGTAGACAATCTTGTTGGTGTCCCACAGACTGTTGATTTTGCAAATGCTGGTTGGTCTATTCAAGGTTTACCAGTAGGTCAGACTCCTGCATCAGTAAAATACGCAGATATAATTCGTAATGAATCAGCAAAGGGAACTCAACCTGGTGGCAATTCATACATTGCTGGAGATGTAGTAGTTGTTAACGATGTGAATGGTGTCAGCCTATACAATCTTGATGGCAAACTTATTTCTGGCAAAGGTTCACAATACCAAATCGGAATGGGTACAACTGGCGGAAAGCAGATTAATATTGCAGCAGTTGGTACATTTGGTCAGCCAGACTATATGCCAAATAAGGCAACAGGAACAACAGCAACCGTTCCTTCACCATTTACCACTGCTACAACAAGCACCGCTACAACAAGCACTGCTACTACTAGTACAGCAACCACAAGTACTGCTGGGCTAACAACAACTCAGTACAACGACCGTATGGGTGTTTACTCAGCAATGGCTGATAGATTCAACAAGTACGGACTAACTGGTCTTGCTAATAAGATTAAAGAACTTGCTATCCAAGGAGCAACAGAAGCAACAATTACTCTGCAACTCCAGGAGACACCAGAATATCAGCAACGATTTGCAGCAAACGCTGACCGCATTAAAAAGGGTTTAGCAGCATTAACTCCTGCAGAGTATGTCAATGTTGAAGATTCGTATCGTCAAGTACTACGTGCTTACGGACTAAAGCAGTTCGACAACGACGCATATGTCAAGCAATTTATTGCTAACGACATGTCACCAACAGAACTTTCTAACCGTGTTGTTACAGCAGTGCAGCGTGTACAAAATGCAGACCCTGCTATCATCAGTCAACTTAAGCAATACTACGGTATTGGTGCGGCTGACATGGTTGGCTATGTACTTGACCCAGAACAGCAGTTCCAGAAGATTGAGCGCCAGATTGCAGCATCAGAAATTGGTGTCGCTGCTGCTCGTCAGGGACTAAAGGCTGGAGTATCAGTTGCAGAGCAACTAGCAGCACAGGGTGTAACCGAGGCAGAAGCACGCAAGGGTTACTCAACTATCGCAGACATTCTTCCAACTGCAGAGAAACTATCCGACATCTATGGTACAACCTTAGAAGGATACGGACAAGCAGAAGGTGAACAAGAAGTGTTTAACCAACTCGCATCAGCACAGCGTAAGCGCCAGCAACTCACAGCACGTGAGATTGCAGCCTTTAGCGGTTCATCTGGTGGAGCAAAGACGAGCCTATCTACATCTAGCGTAGGCCAATTCTAAAATCCTGAACGGACCTATCGGCCCCGTCAGCGTAACAGACCGAGAGTAGGAGCCAGCCAGTTTCCCCGAACTGAACTGTGGCCTGCGAACTACAACGAATAGAAGGGTGGGTTGCTATGAGCAACAACTACTGGGATGATGAAGACGACGACCTCGATACCGACAATGAGGCGCAAATGGACGGCAGTGACTTACTTAAAAAGTTACGCAAAGCCAAGCGTGCTGATGAAAAGCGTATCAAGGAACTTACAGAGCAACTTGAGGGATTTTCCAAGGCGCAGCGTGAGTCAACCGTTAAAGCAATCCTAGAACAAAAGGGTGTAAACCAGAAGGCAGCGCGTCTAGTCCTCAAGGACTTAGACGGTGATTTCTCAGAAGAAGCAGTTACAAACTGGCTTGATGAGAACGCTGACTTGTTTGGCATTGAAGTCTCTCAGAGACCAGATAGTCAAAATCTCGCTACACTACGTCAGCAAGATGTAATGACACAGAATGCCGTTACACCAGACAGAGCACAAGACATCGAGCAGCGCATGAACAATGCAAGTTCAATGGAAGAACTCATGTCTTTAATGCAAAGTCAACAATAATATCCGTTCATAGTCAAGGAGACTAATACAATGGCAAACGCCTATACAGATACCTCGTCCACCTCGTTTGGTGGTACAGTAGGTGGCGCAGGTCTCGTACAGAAGGCATATGACCGCCTTCTCGAGTTCGCTCTCCGTTCAGAACCCCTAATTCGTTCTGTCGCAGATAAGCGCCCAGCAAAGCAAGCAATCCCAGGTTCAACCGTAGTTCTACAGAAGTACGTTGACCTAGATGCAAAGACATCAACACTAACAGAGACAGTTGACCCAGATGCAGTAGCATTGTCAACACCAACATCTGTTACAGTAACACTTAACGAGTACGGTAACGCTGTGCTTGTAACACGTGCGTTGGAACTATTCTCTCTAGCAGATGTAGACCCAGCAATCGCAAACATCATTGCTTACAACTTGGCAGATTCTATCGACCAGGTTGCAATGACAACTCTACGCTCAGGTTCAAACAACATCTACGCAGGCAACGCAACATCAGTTGCTGGTGTAGATGCAGCAGACACACTAGACTCAGCAGACATCCGTCGCGCTGTAGCGAAGTTGCGCTCGAACAAGGCTAAGGGCCGTCGCGGCAATGCATACTGGGTTGGTATTCACCCAGAAGTTTCACACGACCTTCGTGCAGAGACAGGCGACCTTGGATGGCGCTACCCACAGTCACAGTCTGCAGAGAATGCATCTAAGGTCTGGGCTGGAGAAATCGGTGAGTACGAAGGCGCATTCTTCGTAGAATCATCACGTTTGTACAACGCTAAGTCAGGTGCAGACCAGACAGCATTGGCAACAACAGCAGCAACAGTTGCTGGAACATCAGCAGGATTCACTGTTGGCGTTGCATCATCATCTGTTATCGCAGCACGCGCTGAGGTCGGAGATAAGATTGCAGGAACTGGTATCGCATCAGGTGCTAAGATTACTGCTATCGCAACATCAGGTTCAACAACAACAATCACAGTTGATACAGCAAACACTGCAGCAGTAACAGTTTCAACAACTCTTACTGTAACTCCAGTAACACGCGTATTCGATACAATCGTTGCAGGTTCACAGGCAATGGCGGAAGCCGTAGCAGAAGAGCCACACGTAGTTATCGGTAACGTAACTGATAAGTTGATGCGTTTCCGCCCAATGGGTTGGTACGGCGTACTTGGCTTCTCAGTATACCGCGATGAGGCTCTATACCGAATCACATCAGGTTCATCAATCGCTGCTCTCTAGTAGTTAATTGACTGCTGGACAGGGGAAACCCTGTCTGGTGGTGAGTCCACTAAAGGAGGAGTCATGACAGATTACATCTTCGAGACACCAACTGTCGATGAAGGCTTTGAAGGAGTTCAACGACTCTTTACGTTTTACAAGTTAGCACGTGGTATCAGTATTATCAGAGTTAATGGAACTTACCGTCAGGTTCGTTATCCATACGATGGTGACTTAGACACTTACCAAGAAGTATATCTTGGTGGTAGCAAGTACACTGTAGATGAGACAACTCGAGAGAATCTAATCAACGGAAACGTTGGAGTTACGACAGCAAACTTTACCGCAATATAGGGGACATATGGGACACGAACACGCAAGCAAAGTTCTTGAATGGGCATACAAACTAGTAGACGGAGATATGATTCCATACTCCGCTCTCTATGGGTGTGTGTACTGTGATGCTACATCAACAGAACCTTTTCCTGATGAGAATGACGTATTCATAGACCATACCAAGTGTGGTCCTGAATGTTTTGGATGCAAAGCAAGAGGGCTTCAAATGAATACTGGCGATGCCAATAGTCAAAGAAATGCTCCTCGCAAAAGATTTGAAAGCGAATTAACAGCATACGCTAATGCGAAGGCACAAGGAATCCAACCTGGTGGCACTTCGATGGAGAAGATTCGTGAGGCAGAAAGAGCCTCCGAAGTATTGAATAAGCCATACAATGCTAATTCAATGCCAGATGCAAAACACGTAAATCAATCAACCGCAGCAGTAATGAAAGAGATAGGACAAGCATAATGCCAATGGTCGAAGGTAAGAAGTTCCCATATACACCAGCAGGTAAGAAGGCAGCCAAGGCATATGCCGCTGGCGAAAAGATGGAATCCAAGTCTGAGAAGATGATGGAAATGAAAAAGGGCATGAAGAAGACCGCTAAGAAGGTTGCTAAGAAGTCTGTAGCAAAGAAGATGGTCATGAAGAAGATGGGCAAGAAGAAGTAAATGCCTAAGATGACACCGCAGGATGCTGCGATGCTTAAGATTTTTCAGAAGGAATACGGCACAATGGTATATCCATCACCAGTTCGTGCATCAACTGCCGATAGCGCACGTAGACAAAACGAAGCAAAATTGGCTAAGGCTAAGAAAGCCAAGAAGTAATGAAGAGCAAAGTTCAGAAAGTAATGGGCGAGTTTAAGCGGGGAACACTACACTCTGGTAAGGGTGGTAAGGTTGTTAGAAACCCTAAGCAGGCTGTTGCTATTGCTTTATCTGAGGCTGGCAAGTCAAAAGCAAAAAAGACTATTAAGAAGGCGAAGAAAAAATAATGGACCCAAGACTAAAGCGAGCAGGAGTATCGGGCTTTAACAAGCCTAAGCGTACACCAAGTCACCCAAAGAAGTCACATGTTGTTGTGGCTAAAGAAGGAGATAAGGTTAAAACTATTCGCTTTGGTCAACAGGGCGTTACTGGAGACAAGAAGCCAACAGCACGTCAGGCTTCCTTCAAGGCTCGCCACGCAAAGAATATTGCCAAGGGCAAGATGTCTGCTGCATACTGGGCGGATAAAGTTAAATGGTAGCAAAGAAAAAGGCTAAGTCAAAAGTCAATGCTGCTGGCAACTATACCAAGCCTGGCATGCGTGCTTCATTGTTTAAGAAGATTAAGGCTGGCTCTAAGGGTGGAGACCCTGGAGAATGGTCTGCTCGTAAAGCACAACTACTTGCTGTTCAGTATAAGAAGGCAGGCGGAGGCTACAAGTAATGGCACTTGCTAAGTCACAGCAGTCACTTAAAAAGTGGACTGCGCAGAAGTGGAAGACCTCTGATGGTAAGCCATCTAAAGGCAAAAAAAGATATTTACCAGAAGCAGCATGGGCTGCATTAAGTCCTGCAGAAAAAGCAGCAACCAATAAGGCCAAGGCTAAAGGTAATGCTAAAGGTAAGCAGTTTGTGAAACAACCAAAGTCAATAGCAAAGAAGGCTGCGAGGTTTAGATAATGGCAGTAGGAGTAGCAGGTAGCACATTCGCTGACGAGTTAAATCGTCTTGCAAATGGTGGAACATACCCCACACCAGATGAGTACCAATCTGAGCAAGGTGCAGCAAATAACTATGCTGAGACTAGTGGCTTGGGTATTATAGCAGCATTAAATATTAAAGCCGACACAAACCGTCAGCCTGATGATTACAAGATGATGAACGCTATCTGTAATGAATTAGCAGGAACTACTGGACTGTCAGCCGTTGTTGCGTTAAGGAGCATAGACCTATGACAACTTTAGCACAGATGATTGATGAAGTCCTTATCAACCTTTCAGGTTATACGTACCAACAGGACCGTTCGACATATCTTAAGACTGCAGTCACTACACTCACATCACCGAGTACAGCACCTACAATCCTATCTCTAGGAGATACGAGCAACGTAGGTAAGGGTATCCTTGAGATTGATGAAGAGTTAATGTGGGTTGATTCATTTGACCGCGTATCTAATACAGCAACTGTCTCACCATATGGACGTGGATATTTGGGAACACCAGCAACTACACACGCTGCTGATACGAAGGTAACTATCTCGCCTATCTTCCCACGCTACGTAGTTAAGAAGGCAATCAACGATACTATCCGAGCAATGGGTGCAAGTCTGTTGTCTATTAAGCAGACCACTTTCACATTTAATGCAGCAATCAATACATATGAATTTGAGAACCTAAGCATTGAGAATATTCTTACTATGTCATGGCAGGATACAGGTCCTTCTAAGGAATGGATTCGTATCAAGCGTTGGGACTTTGACCCATTTGCAGATGTAGATACATGGGGTTCAGGCTCACAGACAGTTACTATCTACGACTGGATTACTCCAGGACGTACAGTAAAGGTTATGTATGCAACACCACCATCAACACTAGAGAATAGTTCAGATGTATTCACGACTACTACAGGTTACGCTGAATCAGCACGTGACATCGTAATTCTTGGTGCATCATACAGACTATTGGCTTACCTTGACCCAGCACGTGCAGGTCAAATCAGCCCACAGGCGGACGAAACAGATGGCAAGCGCCCATACGGTGCAAGTGCATCAGCAACAAAGCAACTCTTTGCTCTTTACTCACAACGTCTTAACGAAGAAGTCAGTACACTGCAAAACCAATATCCGCCACGAATTCATTATACTCGATAGGAATATAAATGACAACACGCAATTACTCCTCTCGCTCCCAGCAAACAACACTGACAAGCGCAGTTACCGCTGGCGCATCATCAATGGTTGTCGTTTCAGGTACAGCGCTCTTGGGTGGTGTAACCATCCCTGCTGGAACAACCTTTACTATCGTAGTAGACCCAGATACAGCGCTTGAAGAAATTGTAGATGCCACGCAGGTATCTACTAATACCTTTACAATAACACGTGCTATTGATGGCTCATCTGCTCAGGCTCACTCTGCTGGAGCAGTTGTTCGTCACATGGCTATCGGTCGTGATTACCGCGAAGCAAATACCCACATTGAGGCTTCTACAGGTGTCCACGGTATCTCTAACTCATCTTCTGTAGTTGGAACAATCGACACACAGACACTGACTAATAAGACCCTTACAGCACCTACAATCACCAACCCTAGCATTTCGGGTGCTGGTGTGGATGCAAGCATTGTCTTTGAGGGTGCTACTGCAGATGCGTACGAGACTACGCTCACAGTAACAGACCCAACTCAAGATAATACAATTACCCTACCTAATACAACTGGTACAGTAGTTATTGCTACGGCAGTACAGACTCTTACTAATAAGACTTTAACAAGCCCAACTATTTCAGGTAGCCCTGTTATCACAGGTCTATCATCTGCTGGCATGTCAACATCATCTGCTACTCCAAAGGATTACGTAGATAGCATTTTAGGTTCTGCAACTGCAGCATCTACTAGTGCAGCATCTGCTGCAGCAAGTGCTACCGCAGCCGCTACATCAGCAACGAGTGCAGCAGCAAGTGCAACGGCATCTGCTACATCCGCTACAGCCTCAGCAACAAGTGCTACGGCAGCAGCAACTTCTGCTACAAGTGCAGCAGCCTCTGCGACAGCAGCGGCGACTAGCGCAACCAGTTCTGCAACTAGCGCTACAGAAGCAGCGACATCAGCCACATCTGCTGCAGCAAGTGCAACAGCAGCAGCAACGTCAGCAACATCTGCTGCAGCGAGTGCAGTAACTGCTGCTAACTCAGTAGCAACAATTGCAGGCTATGCAACCTCATCAGCCAACTCAGCAACTGCTGCTGCTACATCTGCAGCAAGTGCTGCTACATCAGCAACTAGCGCTGCTGCATCATACGATGCTTTCGATGACCGCTACCTTGGTAGCAAGACATCTGACCCAACACTTGATAATGACGGTAATGCTCTTATAACTGGAGCACTTTACTTCAACTCGGTAATAAGCGCGATGAAGGTCTACAATGGTTCTTCTTGGGACCTAGTGGCACCAGATACATCTAACTTTATCCAGAAGACAGTACTTACTGCCAAGGGTTCAATCATCGCGGCAAGCGCTGCATCTACGCCATCTGAACTGACAGTCGCATCAACCAATGGTTATGTGCTTAGTGTTAATAGCGCAAGTGCTACAGGACTTGAGTGGGCAGCACCTAACCCTGGCGATATCACTGGTGTAACTGCTGGAACTGGATTGACAGGAGGCGGAACCTCTGGTTCTGTAACCTTGCAACTTGACACGTCAAGTGTATATGTGGTACCATCACAGTCGGGACAGTCAGGCAAATATCTTACAACCGATGGCTCTGTTGCATCTTGGGGAACTGTATCAAGTTACTCAGCACCAACACTAGGCACAACAGTGGTAACATCTGGTGTGACTATTACAACAATTTCAGGATTAACAGACGTAGTACTTAATGGTCCAGGAAGCGTGGCAGATGAACTGACACTACTTCTTATGGGCGCACTCTAAGAAAGGGAGTAACCAATGCCAACAACAACTAAAGTACTGTTCCGTGGAGCAGCAACAACATCAACAGGTACGACTTTATACACAACACCAGGTGGTACAACTGCTGTTATTAGTAATATTGTAATTGAAAATAGCGCAGCAACAACATCTACATTTACGCTAGCGCTTAATGCAGTTCCAATTGCTACTACAGTATCAGTTCCTGCTAACAGCGTAACAGTAATTGATATGAAGCAGGTTCTTCCTGCTACTCAAACAATTACAGGTGGAGCGTCTACAACTGCTGTAGATATTCACATTAGCGGAGTGGAGATTTCCTAATGGCTATTCAACAATTACCTGCATCAACTGGTAGCGCGGTTGCTTTACCAGCAAATGCTGTTGCAAAATTAGCAAGAGGGTATACGGCATCTGGTTCTTATACACATCCTTCTGCAATTACAACTAGCGGCGCTATTGTTAATGTTGATGCAAGTTTATCATCAACATTTGTTTATTCTGCTTCTGATAATAATGTGGGTGGTTTTATAACAAAGGCTTATGGTGACACAAGTTTTAGGCTTACCACTACAGAGAATAATTTTTCTGTATTTCCCGTAGTTCCTAACAGCAGATTAACTACATTAAATGCATACTACCCAACTGCTTTGGGATATGGAAATGGTGTTTGGTTTTGCACTGATTTATTTGGAG